CATTGAATAGAGACTTCCGTCTTGCCAACTCTAAAAAATTTATTTACTAATACAAATTCCATGTTAATTTTCTCCTTTTAAACGTAAATATCTATTGTTCCAGCATGATGTCGTTCCATAAAATTTGAAGCTTCTATGTTGCTATTAAACTGAATATACAGCGCTTTGCTTTCAATGTAATTATTTTCGCCTGTGTTTCTTCCATATACATAAGCCCGTTTTGCATAGAAAACCTCTGTACCATAATTACTATAATTAATAATTTTCAGCTTCCTGGTCCCAGTGTCGAAACCATTTTCTAAAACTACTAAACCTCCGGATACAACAACTCTATCAGATGCATATCGATCAATCATTGCATAACTGAAATTACTGAAACGTTTTAAAAACCGCCATTTTTGCCACACTAACTTACTTCCAACATATCGCTCTACAATTTCATGTCCTCCGACATAGATACCTTCTCTTGTAGCCATAACATCACCTACTCATACACATCATAGATTGTGTTCGAGTCTTTCGCCCCGATTGCATCATACTGCGATTTAGAACCGAACCAATACTTCATTTGCTGATTTCCATTTTGGTTAATCAGCTTGTGGGCAACTACTTCGGACGGTGTACTTGGAATCCCTAGTGCAGACCTGTTTACTCTTAAAACCCCAGAGTTATCGATTGTAATGGTCGAGTTATCAGGTCTCACCACACCAGTCTGCCCACTAGTTGCAGTCTTAGCTTTTAACACACCATTTGATACCTCTGTTGTCTGATTATCCGGTCTGACAATCCCGTTTGAACTCGACGTAGCTACTGATACATTACTACTGATTCCATTTTTTAATGTCTGCACAGATACTTTTTTCAACCCACGACCATCATGAATCATGATGTTATCCGAGTTGTTGACCTGATTAGCCTGTGGCAAATCAGTTACTTTTCGTGTCTGTGTACTAATTACTGCCATGTTATACCTCCATAATATATTTCCAATCGGCAACAATCACATGACCGTTTTCATCGGCAAGTAAGGTATGTTCTGTACCGTCGTCTGTACGGATCGGAGCAGTGAAGTCGTTCTGCAAGAACATGTACTCGATAGCATTTAGTCTATCTTCGTGTTCCTGAACATCACGCTTCAAAGCTTCTACAGACTCATAACTTGCTTGTCTAATGTTGTCTACGTTACCCAAACCAACTTGCTGCTTCGTAACGCTATGTGGATTGTTGCGATGGTTCAAGTGATTTTGAAAATCAATTTTACTTGCTTGTTCGACGTTTGCGACATTGCCTAGTCCCACTTGTTGTTTAGTGACACCGTGTGGGTTGTTTCGGTTGTTGATGTGACCAGTTAAGTCAATCTTCTCAGCCTTGCTTCTAGTGACCTCATCAATCTTTTCGGGCAGACCGTCGATATCAGATACCCTATGACGATGGGTTGAGTCGGCTTTCCCATTCCAGCGTGTCCGTTCTTGGTCGGAAACGTGACAGGCAGTATCTCTAATGTGATTATCGATATTGGTTTGTAGCTTTCTTTCTGTCGCCTTTAATTCAGGGACAGTTGCATAAACTAAGTCAGTCGCATTGTATTGAATGGTAATCTGACTATTTTTGCTAATAGTCGTGTTGAAATCATAATCTCGATATACATAAGCAGACGTTTTAGGAGGAATCACATCCCCCTGCTCTGCCCAAGTATACATGTACATGAATTCTTCATGATTCCCACGTTTTGCAAACACACCGATTTCATTCACAATCATTTCACGCTCAATCTGTGAATTATCAAATCGAGCTGTAAGACGAATCGTATCAGCTATATCAGTCGATAAGGACTGTGTCACTTGCAAAGAATGAACAACTTGTACGATGTTATTTTTCTTGCCAATGTCCGTTCGATGCCGTCCACTTCCCAAAGCTATTCTAGTAAAAACCAGTGGTTCTCTATTTTGAATTGCTAGGGCCGTTTCGCTGATTGCTTTATCGGTCACAATAGGTTGGATAAAATATCCCATTTATTTCCTCCTATCCAAATCGAACCGAACGAATGTCTCTGAATGTGTGAGCCCCAATATAAATCGCGTTCATCATTGGCGCTTCAACCGAGAATTGGATTCCTAAATGAGCAGGAATCAATTCACGCACATACTTTAAAAAACGGTTCAAATATCCAGTTGGCAGTTCTCCTAAAAATCGGATATGTACCGCTGAACCCTTGACCGTTACTAAGTTGTTGACATTCGTAAAGCTCTTTGTAATTTTTTGTAAACTCACTGAGTTGATTTTAATTTTGGAAGAAATTAAAGTGATTAAATACCGCCTTCGTTCTTCCAAATCAATTGTTTTCGGTTTTACCTGGAGGGCCTTTTCCCAACGGGTAATCCAGTCTTCCGTCGCTTCTGGCAACAACATCAACCGTCTGGTATCAAAGATTAAGTCTGTAATCAATTCCAGCTCTGGAATCTCAGTTTCAAACAAATCATTAATGGTTGGATCTAAGACCTCTGGCAAAGCCGATAACATACGATATCTAACTTGTGACATTGATAGTTACCTCCGCTAGCTTAGGAAGCATGTTGGTAGAAAGTTCAATACTTTGTTCCCTGTCATTCAACAAAATACGGTCCACATCTCGAACCCCATTGATTCTGTCAATGATTGTGGCAACTTTATAGTTTCGAACCTCTTTCTCTTCAAATGCTTCTTCACGTAAGTATTTAATGAGTTGAACTTTCGCCTCATTCTTGATTGTTTCAACATCTACATCTTCATCAATCTTGATAGTTGCAGTAATACGAACATTATAGCCACTTACTGACTGAACAGTCACATAAGCACCAATCGGAGCCACACCTAATCCGTGGCCACTTGGTTCAGGATCTAAGTAATTCTTGAACTTAGTTACAAGTTCCGAACTAGCTTCATTGCCGTCAGCATCTGTAATCGATACACGTACTGTATTTTCGCCTTTCCAGAGTGGCTCTACCAAAGCTGAACCAACACCAACAAACTCGCTGGCCCACTTCTTGTATTGGGCGATATTCCCGTTCAAAGTCGGTGTTTTCAAGTACTCAATGGTCCGTTTACGGAGTTGTTTATCCGTCTCTTCATCTTCGCCTACGACGATAACAGAGCCGATTTCTGCCCCTTTAAAGTCGCTCAATACATCAATGTTGATGAGTTGCCCTCTTACATAGTTAGGTGCATTTCCGACTTGTTCAGCTACTACACTATACTCAAATCCAGAACGGCGTTCCAAAACACGGAAATTATACTCACTATTAACCACACTGAAACGAGTCCCGAGTGGGATTTCCTGTTTGAATTGAACCAATCGAACCGATGCCGTAGCTGGCAAACGTTCAACTCCGAACTGCCTACATAAACGAGTTAAGAAGATTCCTGTACTCGTATCCAAAAAGTTGACTTCCTCATACGATTTTAAGACCGTATACTGAATGGCGACTTCTCGAGCCGCAGGCGCAACTAGATTGTACAAGACAGATCCTTGTCTTTTGTCATACTTATCATCAAACAAGGCCAGCATATCCTCTAAAATTTCTGGATATGTTTTTACCTTTATCATCGTTTCACCTCCAAATCCATCTCAAATGTTCCAAAATCACTATCAACCATGAACTGCACATAAAACTCATCTTTCTTTACCTTAGTAGAAAAAGAATGAGCCTCATGAATCCTGTCGTCTTCATACAAGGCTTCTTTTATGCGCCGTGCGATATCCATTTGGGCGTAGTCCATATCCCCACCAAATAAAGCATCTAACTCCACACCATACCGATGGTCATAAATCGTATAGATGAACCGTTCAGTTGTCAGCATGCGTCTGATTGATTGCTTCAAAGCATGGATACCGTCTGTTTCTAGTAAGATATTGGTTTCATCTAGTGTTAAGCTAGGCTGTTTCTTAGCTTCGACAACATTTTTAGCGATGTTTAAAAAGTTTGTTTTAGGAGTACTCATTCGTCAGAACCCCCTTTCACTTTGCGCTTGTAGTGGAATATCTTCTTGTACAAGACATAATAAAACCCTCCACCATCTTGTCTGATGAGATGAAGGGTTTGCCCAACGTATTCAGGATCCAATGCTTCATCGGTCCATGTGACAGCAAGCATGGAATCATCTAAAATCAACTCATTGGTCAATTGGATTTTGAGCGGAGAAACCGATAAAACAACACCAGTCGTTATCTTGGCGAACTGGCGATTTTCAATGAAATTACTAATCAATTTCTTTAGATTTTCTATCACTTCCATCTACTCACTTCCTGCCATGAATAATTTAATTTCCATCGTATGCTTTTCTGCACTGAAGGAATGAGTTGCCTCTTCAATGACATACCATCCCTTCTTCTCAATATCCTTAACATCCACATAGACTGCATGGCCTGCTAAAAAGTCAATACTTCCAATATCGGCTTTCAGACTGAAAGTTTCTTTGGGACGGTTTTTCATCTTCAAGAGCATTTCACCCCATTGCTTGATTTGCCCCTCAGTTGCTTTCTCATCCACTTTTTTCATGTACTGGAGTTTTCCCCAAGCACCAATATTGTAGCTGTCCTGATAGATGTAGACCTCTCTCTTTTTGGTTTCTTTGTTCTCTTGGATCAAGCGAACAATATTAGCGCTATCTTCAATCGAACCTTCAAACTCAAAGCTAGACATAAAGGATTCATTTCCGATAATGTACTGGATTGGTAAATTTTTCGGAGTCGTTAGCGTCAACTCTCCGAACTTGTCATACAAGACTAGCAATTCTCCGCTTTGTACCAAGGTCTCGTCCATGGCTTCTTGGATAATATCCAGAGCCTTCTTATCTTCCTTCAACTGAGGGGATAAGGTCACGGCTGGGGCTTTTAGTTCCCCAATCTTCAAATCAAAATCTCCTGCGATTGCCGAGACGATTTGATTGACGTTTTTGTCCTTAGCAACAAAGTTGATATTGCGTAGTAAGTACTTTATCTGGTCGTGGAAGGTCAAGGTTGTTTTGGTATCTTTTTCGTACTTGATTTTGGTCAAATAACCAAAGAATACCTCTTTATCATCTAGCTTAAAAGCAAGCGGAGAACCGTATTCAAAAGCTACTTTTGTAGAGTTGTACAAGGTAATCTCCACGCTCCAAGCCGACCCTTTTCTAGTTGTCTTGAATTCGACCTTTTCAGACACAGTCGCTAAATCCCATGTATCTCCAGTTTTATTGTTCTGATAGAATAATTGCATCATGGTATCACAAACTCCTGTCCAGGATAAATCCAATGAGGGTCTTTGATTTTGTCTTTGTTGGCTTCGTAAATTTCAGTATATCGACTACCGTCTCCGTAAAAGGTCTGAGCAATTCCCCACAGTGTATCACCACTTACAACCGTATGGCTTTTTTGAGCAGGTTTCTCTGTTGTGGCACTACGTTCTTCAGTAGCTTTCGCCTGCGGTTTCTTTTTAGTAGCCTCGAGTGCTTTTTTGTCTTTAATAGTGACCTTACGTGGTTTATGAGACCGATATTGTAAGAACTTAATCTTATAAATCAGGTCATTTTCATATCCCGTCTTGGTAGAGACATCGAACTGTTCCACTAGAAATTTCCCGTTAATAGCAGAACCAAAAGCACCCCCAATCATTAATTGAACAGGAGTGCCTTCCGTCTTAAATTTACGAATAGATGATACAAAGGATTCTGGAGAAACACGGCTATTCCGTTGGTAGTTTCCATCGTATCTTCCACTAGGAATAAAGGATTCAAACTCAATCGATTGAAGCTCTGGATTTCCGACAAGCGGAACGTTACCAGTATCGATGATAGCGACTGTCTCAATTCCTTGTTTGTCCTCCAGTTTGATTTCTTCTGGATTCACTGGCAATTTAATGCCTTCAATAAATATAAACATCTGCTACCTCCTTCCTAGTAGGCCATGAGTCCATCAGCACCATTGTTCAAAGCGTCTACAATCGTTGCATTCAAATCATCCAATACGTTGGCATACTGGCCAGCATTGTTTATGGAGTCAATGTTGGTGACAATCTCTGGTTTCAAGGTAATAAAGTTCTGTTGCCACTTCATAGTCGCGACATCCTTAATTAACTTGATGTATTCATCGTCCAGTTTGATTTCATCTTCAATCTTGCCGACTTTGTCTAATTTACCACCAGTAGGGTTGTGGCCACCGCCACCGCCTTTTCCTCCGTCTCCTTGTCCAGGGGCTGAGCTTGCTGGGCTGAGTTCGTAAGGTGTTTTTCCTTGGTCGCCCAAGAAATTATTTCCTGCACCGTTGGCATCTCCAGCTCCTTTGAAGAAACCACCGACAGCCTTATCGATACCTTGACCGATTTCATACCCTTTATTAAAGGCTCCCATTCGGTCTCCAAGTTCAAGATACCCCAGTTGTGGAGTGTCAAGGTGCGGAGTTTCTAAACTAGCTTTGTGTTGTTTGAGACCATCTGCCAAGTGCAGACCTTCAAAGGTTTTTTTAACTGGTTTCTGCATGCTATCAATCGCACCAGCTACATCTCCAGCGAAGTTGCTTCTGGTTAATGAGACTGAACCAACTGCACTAAGATTCAAGCCTAAGCCATTTAAGAACCCTATCATCTTGTTAAATCCGCCAAGAACAGAGTTGATCATACCCTCAACTGCACCAATAACACTATTGACCATATTATCTACGAAACCTGCAATAGCGACAGCCATATCACGTCCGCCTTGAGCGATATCATACCAAGCGCTTTGGACTTGGAAAGACATCTCGTTCCATAAATTAACTGCACCAGTAACAAACCAGTCAATAAAGTCTAAAATGCCTATCAAAATAGTTAAGATAGCCTGATAGAGAAACATCCAGAATTCTATTGCGGTATTCACATACCAAAAGACGCCTTGTAGCATCATATTAATCACCCAGATAGCTGCATTAGCAATGCTAAGAAGTATATTCCAAATGGTCATTCCTAGATAGAATATAGCTCCTATAATGATTCCTGTAGCTGATACGGCTGCACCAGTAAGATTATTAAACCATGCGACCAAGGCATAGAAGAGGCCGATAAGAATAATGACTGCCATTACAATCAACATGATTGGATTCATTGCCATAACTGCATTCAAACCAGCCATTGCTGTTTTAGCCACGTTGGTAGCGATACTAAATAGTTTAGTGGCGATTTCTGCTGCGTTCATTGCGACTACATAAGTCCCTATAGCGAATGCCACAGCGATAATAATTGGTTGAATCACAGACCAGTTATCGATGACAAACTGAGCAATCGGCGCCAACATACTCCAAACAGCCCCAATCATATCCATGGCAAAGATAACCGCTTGAACGACATATTGAAGTACCGTGGCTACAATCTGGGCAAATTGTTGGAAGGCGGACGAGTTCACTATCTGATTTATCTTAATCGATATTGGCTCAAACGCCTTGGTCACAAAGTTCAGGAAGTTCTGCCATGCCCTGCCCCATGTCATTGGCATGTTGCGGAATTGTTGATCAATCGCTTCGCTTGCATCTAGCATGGCAGTTTTGACAATGTCGGCCGTAATCTTCCCGTCTGCTCCAAGTTTCTTAACCTCGCCTCGGCTAACCCCTAGCTTATTGGCAATAGCTTGGATTAAGGCTGGTGAAGTTTCAGCTAGAGAACGCAACTCATCACCTTGCAACTTACCACTGGCCATAGCCTGAGTAAGCTGAAGCATGGCGCTTTTTTGTTCTTCAATACTTGCACCACCAACAACAAAAGATTTGTTCATAGTTTCCAAAAAGGCAATTGTTTCGCCGTTGTTTTGGAAAACATCGCCAGCTTGCATCCTCATCTTAGCGACACCGTTAGCCATGGTTGTATAGGCTGATCCTGTACGTTGTGCGGATGTATAAATGGACTTTTGCAGCTCCTCTGTTGTCTGCATTCCATCTCGAATCATATCTAAACGAGCGTGCATGTTGGCATATTCGTCTGACATGCCTATAGCTTGTTTAGTAATTGCACCGACTGCAATGCCAGCTAAAGCGGTCTTCAACAATCCTTTCAAAGATACTAACCTACTTAGTTTGTTAGAAGCGTTATTAGAGGCATTCCCTAAATCTATTAGAGCCAGTTCTTCTTTTTTGAGCCCTGCAGCTGCTAAAGTTGCACTATTTACAAATCTACCATTGATATCAATGACTCGCCCAGCTTTATTGACAAAATATTGACCAGAATCGCCAGCTTTTTTCATAGCGGATTCTTGAGCCTTCATGGCTTTATCTATGCCAGAACCTGCATTTTTGACACGCTCCATAGTCGCATAGATTTTATTTAAAGTGCCTGTGACTCTATCGGTCAAAGACATGGTTGTTTGTATATTTGCCAATAGAATCACCTCACTTCTTCATTCTTTTACGTTGTTTCGCCTCTTCATGCATGACTGCAGCGAAAAAGGCTTTTTCTTCTACATCCATATTCACAAATTCACTAGGGCGAATGTAATAGTTTACGAGGGCGAAGTAGGCAAGTTGTGCCTCTGCGTCCTCTTTTATTAGTTTTTTGCCTCGTCAACCTTGTCTTGGAATGTTTGGTTGATACCGCTGAGTTCGGTCACAGCTTCCAAAATCAAGGCGCTTTCGCCCCAATTAAACATAGTACCGAATAACTCAGAAGCTCCCATTGCTCCATAAGAATCTTGCAATTCTTTATCGTTAAGGTCAGGAACCACGATAGACGCAATACAGATTTCACGGTTATATTTAACACCGTCAAAGACACGCTCTTGGCGTCCATTACGACCAGGCTTATTCACAAAGCAACGGTCATTGATTAAGTCCGCTTCACGAGCGCTCAACACTCGAATTTTAACTGGTTCCTCAAAAGAAGGAAGCAAGACATCCTTAGTCTCTTCCCCTTTTTTGTTTTGTTTCAAAAACGCTTGTAATCCACTCACCACTATTTCCTCCTTGTGTTAGTATGTAATTTCTTGGAATTCTGATAAGATATCAAAATCTTGGAATGTGAAGTCCGTTTCTTCATCAATGACCTCATCCGCTGACCCATCTAGTTTAAAGATAAGTGACTCTTTGAACAGAACACCTTTCAAAACAATTGTGTAACGGCCTGCACGAGATGTGCGGTCTTCGTTGGTACACTTAATATCGATACGAGGCAACAAGCCGTTTTTAACGTATTCCAAAGCCATCTTCTTCAATTCAGGACGATGGTAATACATCTTCACAGTTCCTGTACCTTCTGCGCCGACAATCTTACCGCCCTTCATGCGAGAGTTCAGAGGGGTAACATCAGCTTTTGTGTATTCAATTTTCGCTTCTAGAGAGATAAGCTCTGCTAGTTCGTACTGCTTGTCATTGATTGTAAAGAAGACCGTTCCTTCTTTAGCTGACAAAGCATCTAATTGGTTCATAATAGCCATTAGCTAGTTTCTCCTTTCTTAATCACAGATAACTGTCATGTACAAGATTTCCATAGCATCCGTCAAGACAACTGGCAAGTTAACCACGACTGATTCTTTAGTGATACCTTGTGAAATCTCAATATCTTTCGCTTTATACTCCAAGGCTTGCTTTTGAGCAAGTGGGTCAAGAACCATTGTGATGATTCGTTGTTTAAACAGCTCACGACCATTCACATTGTTTGGCACTTTACCAATGAAGTAATTCTCAAAGATATACTTGACATTAGCATTGATATTATCCATTGTACGAACAAGTTTGTTCTTACCAAAGATACGACTGTGTTCTGCCGTATAGCTAGTAAATGAGTTCACATCTGACAGGATAATAACTTTTTCATTTCGATAAGCAAAGATAAGCTGACCTTTATTGATGAGCTTTTCAGCCTCTGCTTCGTTCTTACGCTCACAGTCGATAGCGCCTGGATAAGACTTGAATGTATTAGATTGCAAGCCAGCCCCTGCGTACTTACCAGCTACGAAGTATACACAGTCCTTAGCGCTTAGTTTCGTACCGTCGCTTAATGTAACCCCGTTACCCACTGATACAACACCTTCATCGTCAGCATCCGTGTAATCATTCAATACTGCAATGACTGAACGACCAGCGTCACGCCATTTCTTGATATGAGCCGTCACAAGTGCTTTTGTTGCGCTTTCGTCAGTACCAAGAGCCAAGACACGGAAGTCTTGAGTGTCGAGTGCATTGAGGAAATCCTCAACTTCTGAATTAGTTGTAGCACCATCTGTACCACCTTCAAGCAAGATTGTTTTATCTTCTGTTGTTAAAGTACCCGTTACATTCACATAGTCATTCTTAAATGGCAAGGCTGTGATGATTTGCTTATCAACTTCTTTTCCAAAGAAAACGGTTGTTACCTCAAAACCAGTCTCGACTTGTTTCTTGAAGATAACATGAATATGGTTACCAGCCAATCCTTTGTATTTAGCTGTAACGACCATGTCATTTTCTGTTTTCGTTGCCTGAACCCCAGTGTTGTTCACACCATTGTAGACAAGGACCTTACCAGTCCCTTTCAAGGCTTCACGAATCGGAAGGAGTTCATCAATCGGTTTACCAAATAGTCGACGGAAGTTGCTTGTACCGTCAACAAGTGTGAAGGCACCAGGCTCTCCCCAAGATCCAGCAATCATTACCGCTGCAATCGTATTGTCTTCCAAAGGAATAATCACATCATCTCTTGATACAAAATTGATGTAGGCCTTTGGAACTCGTTTATTCTGTACTGTCCATTGTGCCATTAGTTAGCCACACCCTTTCTCCAGTCTTCTAAAATGCGTCTTACTTCTGCTAGTGAGTATGACTGGTCATCTTCCAGCAAAATGTTTAACAAAGTTGCATCATCTTCAAAATACTTTAGTAGTGCCTCTTTGCCAAATTTATCTTCAGTGATTGGTACCACTGGTTCGGTTACATAACCTACTTCTTCATTCATTTCCATGAGAAGTTTCACCTATCCTTTCTAATATTTGCATTGTCGGTTCTTCTTCAACCCATCGTACGTATCGAGTGATTGTAAATGTGCATATCAAGTCATTCGCATTGTATTCCACCTTCAAATCATTGATAGGGTACTTATCCCCTAAATAACGAAAGGAGGGTGAATTAAACACCATTTCAATCTCTTCAAACTTCTGGTATAAGTCTGTTGTTTTTTCGGTGTAGTAATGCAGCAAGACAATAAAAACCTGCTTATCATTTTGGTTTGCCAACCGCTTCCGAGTCACAGGTTTCACATCTACAATAAAACAAGGTGTTTTCAATCCTTGCTGGATTTGTTCATCATACACCTTGCACCCAAACGCATCTTTGAGTTGCTTGATGACGAGTGGTCTAATACTATAATCCACCTAGTTCCTCCTTTAGCCTCTCTTCGATTTGTTGCGTGATTTGTGGGATTTTCTGTTTAATCTGTTCTTCTGTCAGCCTCATCATGAAGCGCCCTTCTACCCAAGGATTGACCAATCGCTTACCAATGGCAGGGACATAACGCCCTACTTGTTGACGGTGTCCACTTTCGACGAAAGAAGCATACTCCATAGGGTTAAATGCGATAACCTCGTACACATTCCCATTTTTGCTTACTTCCATCTTCCACGATTGATTTAATTTACCTGTTAGGCCCTTCGGTGTTCGTTCCTTAACCTCTTTCAAAAAGGCTAGGCCGATATCTTTAGCAGCCTGCATAAACTCAGAATCAATGATTGCCTGAGCTCGTTCAAGTCGTTTCAAGAACTCTTGAACATCACTATCATCATAGCCACTCATGTCGTCTCACCACAATTTCTTGATGCGTGACATAGACCATCGGATCTTCACTGGTCAGGTATTTAACACCGTCCACGACCAATTTACTACCAGCTTTGATAGTAAATTTAGGCGAACAGAAAATCTTGTGTTCTGTCTTGAGTTGGTGCGCTTCGTTCTGCTCAGTATTCACTAAGTTACGAACAGAGACACGACAGGGAACTTTCTTGTAGATTTCTTTGAACTCTACAAAGTCAGCTCCGTTTGGTTTCGTACTCTCGACAGAAGCAAACACATCCATCTTTTTATCGTAGGTCCATTCAATACTTGGTGTTGCCTGAGATAAGACATCATTGATATTCATCCTACCACCTCAACTTTCTGAACCTCTGTAGCTGACTCGTAAAGTCCAACAAGACACTTTCAGCACGTCTGGCAAGGTCTGACTTAGCCAATTCAACACGAGTATCTCCGACGGAAATATTCTTGCCTTGGACAGCTTGGTCAGGATTACAAACAACATAAACCATCTGAATGGCCACAAATCGCAACTCTAAAGGAAAATCCTCACGATTACAGTAATTAAGAATGTTCTGCATGACTTCATCGACCACTAAATCTCCTGGGTAGCCTGTATAACGTTGTTCGTACAAGTCAATCAAGGCTTGTCTAGCATCTTCGTTATGCTTTTGGATTTCCTCCGATGTTTTCTTCTCCATCAGCAGAACCTCTCTTTCTACTTATCGTCTTTAGCGGATTTCTTAGCTAATTTGTCAAGCTCTGCTAGAGCCTTATCACGTTCAGCAAGAGCTTGGTCACGTTCAGCAACTACTGCTCTGTACTCTTGAATAGTGTAAGTCCGTCCGCCTGTAGCTGCTTCTACCACTACATACTCACCATCACGAACTTCAACCACATCATAACCATCTTCCAGGAAGGTTACTTTTTCAAACTCGTCAATATTGAGGACACGGTTATCCTTTTTTACTGTTAACATTTTCTATCCTCCTTCTTTAAGGTGCGACGACAAATGCTAGACCTTCATGCTTAGTCTTGAATAGCAATACATCATCATAAGATTGTTCGTAGTACAAGTAGTTACCGCTTGAAGAAGCACTTGGTGCGTCAAGTCCTACAAATTCATATTTTTGTGGCGCTGCCATACATGGAATATGAATCAAGAAGAAATGGATTTGTTTAGCAGTTGGGTCAACCTTAGCTCCATTTGTGAAGTTGTACAAGGTCTTCATACGGTCAGATGGAATAGATGGCTCAATCGTCACATCGTCCAAACGACCAATAGAACGGTCAATAACTGTACCTTGACCGTGGATATTGACTGTACGGCCAAATTGCTTGATGTTCTTGATCATGCGTTTAACTGCTGGGGTACAGAAAATAACACGACCTTCTGCTGGTACTCCAGCTTCGTCCATTTGTTCCATCAACTCATCGAAGGTTGCGAGGAAGTTTTCCTCAGTCAAATTCAATGACTTAATTTGTTTACTTTCTGTATCGAGTTCTTTCTTACGAGAGAACAATTTAGATACCATAAATTTATCCATTTCTGGAACTTTTTCAGTATCATTGAATGTCTTGGTGATGTTGGCAATTGAAGTAACATAGTTAGTTTCATCAACATCTGATGGGTCTACTAGTGTTGACCAGTAACGCTCGTTAGTCAATGTGTATGTTTCCCATTGGTTTTCATAGTTAGCGTCAATATTCGTAATCGTGCGACGTGTACGGTCTTTACGTCCTTCTTTAATCAAAAGACGTGGTACTTTGACTTCTTTAGCCCCTGTGAATTTCAAAAGCGTGTTTGATGGAGAGTTCCAAAGTTTGTTAGTGAATAACAATCCGTTTTCACTGTAGCGGGTTTGCAAACCTTGTTGGTAAGCCTGTGCATAGTTCAATGTTGCTGGCATATCTGTTCCTCTTTTCTATTTTTTGATTATAAATCCGACGTGAACGCATTAATCATCTGCGTTGTCAGGTCGTTAGCAACTGTTTCTTCTTGTGTCGCCCCTTGTGGCTTAGCACCAGCAATGTGTGGTTCTACAGCCTTTTCTGGAGCAAATAAAAAGCCTTTAGATTCCTTCAAAGCCGTCAACTGTTCATCTAATCCAGTCACCGCTCCGTTGTCACCTAATTCCAATTTAGACTTATCTAGTAGACCAGACACTATTCCAGCGTCATGAACCTTACCACTCAAGTTCATTTCAATAGCATGATCTAGTTGCATTGTCTTGAGTTGTTGTTCATGTTCCTTCTGTTGTGTCTTGTACTTGCTGTCCAAGTCTGAGTATTTTTGTTGTAGGTCAGCATTGCCTTCGGCGTCTTGTTTGAGCTGTTTCATGTCCTTATCACGCTCTCTCAACTGGTCTTGCAAGCCCTTGGCGTTGTCTTCTGCAGCAGATACCTTTGCTTGTAGGTCCTGTGTTGATTTCCCGTGTTCGGACATAACTGCTTCAACTTGTTCTTCAGTCAATCCTAACTGTTCCAAAAATTTACGATTCATTTCTTTTCCTCCTGTACGTTTGTTTAACGTGGCAACGACCACGACATTTTGGTAAAGTAAAAAAGCCTTTTAACGCCATGCCCAGGGCGAAAAGAAAACCGCCTCGATTTCGATGCGGTTAGTTTTATAATTCGATTCCTTCGATTTCTGATCGAACTTCGAGCCAGTATAAATACTGACCCATGGCACGTTTTTGATTTCTTAAAACTTCAATTGAGCATTTTGGCTCAAATTCAAGCGTACCAGCTTCGTATTTGATAACCATTTTATGTAATTTTGTATATTTATCCTTAAGCGAATTATACTCATCGATAAAGCGTTCTTTCCAATCTTCCATTTTTTCAATCCTTTCTTTACACCTTTAATTATTCCGCTGATTACGGCCATAATAATAAATATTAACAACAAAAATACCAACCACCCAAAGGCGATTGATACCCAATCCTAGATAAACATGTCTTTACTCCTCTACTTTTTCGTATGTTTCTTTAAAAATGTCAGGTTTGCATGGATAAAATTCACCTTGCACACCTTTGATAATATAGTCGCCTTTTTGAGCCACCATGTCTCCCTCAAGCGTTTCGATTTTTAGAACTGGATTATCCAAATCAGTATAATCAACACGAACTGGATCTAATCCTAATTCTGATAACTCCAAAATTGATTCTTCCGTATCTGTAAACTGTACAGCCTCAATCACTACTGGTTTTTTACGATATTTCATTTCTCGCTCCTTTCTAAGCATAAGAAAAAGCACTTAGATTTCTCTAGGTGCTCTTAGTAATTATATCCAGCATCTTTTTTCATTTTGTCGAAATCGCTTTTTACTTTAGGATTCGACATGTATTTTTCAGCTAAAGGACCATAACCTACATTTTCCGGATGTTGCAGTATTTCTCTTACAGTATCTATATCGTCCTCACTTGGAGAATTAGGAAATTCCATCCATTTGTAAAAAGAATCTAACAAGATTTCAACAACAAAAACCCTTCTTTTCAAATCAACCAAAGCGCAACGTCCGTCCACTAAGGTTACTAGCACATTTTTCCTTGCAATATCTAACCCGATTATATTATTTAATTCGAACAAATCTATCACCTTCTCTTATAAATAATTTTATTCCGATTTTTTTCAGTGCTTCCACTTGTTTATTTGTTGGCTTGCTGTCTGTAAAATACATGCTAGAAACATCAGATAAGAGAACTTCTCCATGATATTGAGCTTCAACATATCTTATTCCTAATGATTTACTTACTTTTTCTGGAGTGTCTATATTCGTGTTTTTCAAGATAGAAGTATAATCTTCCAGATAATCTTTATCGATTCCTACAAGACGAGGTTTGTTAGGATTGTCAGCAACAAGGTCTTTGAAAGCGGCTGGACCCAAACTATTGTTTATTGTAAAGGTTGTTCTATCAGCTATTTTCTCTTTTGAAAAATGAACGATAATATCACCATACTGTTCAACACCAGCGTAGGCTTTTAGATTATAGATAAAATCTTCATAAGGATCTTTATTTCCAAAGTAGCCATACTTTTCAAATTCAGGTTTTTTCAGCCTTTTACCTTGCAAACCAAAAAGTTGTTCATTTGCTTGACGACGATACTTCGCATTTACAGTACCACCGCTTGTTCCAGTTTCAAACTGGTTCAAAAATCTACTTGAATCTATCAATTTATCTATATTTTCAGATTTGAAACGCATAGCATAACTGCTATTAGCGAAAACGTCTTTTAATTTTTCGCTAACATTTTCAATATCTTCAATAGACAAAGTTTTCTCTACGTAATCATTATACCATTTTCTAGAATTATTAGAGAAATTTGCTAAAGTTTTTATCTTTGTATCTAATCCTTCAGAGAATTTATCCGTAGATTTCGTATCTTCCTTATAGTCTTTCGCAAACAGTTTTTCTTTAATCGCTTCCCCTTCACGCTCCCATCCTGCAAAGATTTCGTCCAGAGAACGTTGCTCAGTGGCTAGTTTTACTGAGCCGTCGTTTTGCAAGATATTGAAGTAAGGACTAGGTTTATCAGACTTAACTGCAGGTCTGATAGTAGAACGGCAACGAACATGAAAGGGCGGTGCGGTTCGACCTGGTTTATATTCCTTAACAGAATGAACCTCGTGATTTTCTAATCTGCAAATCTCACTTGTACGACTGTCTAATACCGCTACGATTTCGTAATGGTCGCCACCTAATTCCTTGATAGTATCTAGCGTCGCGAGGTTGTTGTAAAAGGTCGTCTCAGTCCTGACAAGCGTGTCTGCTCGATGATAGGCAACTCCTGTACGTTCAGAAAGAGCCCTAGCCATTCTATCAATAGACCAGCCACCTGTTAGTCCTTTGTTCAAGACATCACTGATTGCTTTATAAGCAACTTCTTTATGCACCCACACATTTTCAGAAAAGGTCTTACCACTCCAGTTACTAGCCATCTTATGCTTAACTGCATCGACACCTAATATTGGTTTCTCTATGATTCCGAAATGTGCCAAGTTCTTAGCTTGATGGATTTTACCTTTGATGTAGACGTCGCTCAGAGCCTCTGTGACCTTGTCATGTATGCCGTCTGGCTTTCCATATAGTTCAGCCGTCAGACGCTCAATTTCGGCAAGCAAAGCCTCCTTGCGACTAATACGATGGCGGTAGCTCAATGCGTCCAACAAAGGTGTCGGTGTGTCAGGATTTAAGGCCATCTCACGGAATCTTTCAAGAGTTACATGCTTAAACTCTCTACGCTCTTTATCTGTCAGATATTGTTTGGCCTCTGCGTGAGTCATTTTATTATCAACTGCATACTTGGCATAGAACTTCTCAATCTCAGAAACCAGTTGGTGTTTATAATCTGCTAAGGATTGACCAATCTGGGCCATATACCTATCAGCAACTATCTGAGCGTTTTGTTCTTGTTGTAAAGCACGCTCAGTCCAATACTCATCTATCTTTTTCTTGTCCTTGGTCGTCATGATCTTCATCTACCTTTTTGAAATTGGTCTGAGAGTATGGATCTTGTCCTTGTTCCTGTTGTTCTTTCAATCGTTTCTCAACCTCTGGTTGATACCATGGATGTTGTTCACGAACACTTAGGTCGTCTAAGATACCGATTGAGTTCACACAATCTTGAATGGCTTCAGACTCATTTGAAATGATGTCACGGTTAAATACATAAGTAAATTTAGATGAATCAAACGCTACTCCTTTGTTAGCTGCATACTGTTCTACGAACCAAAGGAATTGCTTGATACCTTTTTGGAACTCATTTTCTAGCTCGTTACAGTCCAAATCAAGATCTGTATAGCGCCATTTAAGAGCCTGACCGCTGGCATTACCTAGATTGTCATCTTGGGTATCAATGGCTCGTGCAGCCTCATACAAGAACTTACGGGAGCGTTCAATATCTGCTTCAACTCCGCTAGTATCATTGTCTGCTTGTAGGGTATCTACACCACCATCACTAGAAACCTTGATAGAGCGGAACTTATTCAGATTATTCATGAACTCGCCCAAGTCTGCGCCCTGATAGTTTTTTAAAACATAAATCAACTTCGGCATATCTGCCAGCATATCAGCATTAGTAGACATTTGAAGTTGAATATTATCAATCAGAGACTTGGTTTGGACTAAAAGACCGTCCTCATACTCGTTGTAGCGGAATGGAATCAGAGGCACTTTCTCCCAAGTATAAGGGATTCGTGTACCGTCTGCGTTGACATAATAAAAATTCCCCTTAGTCTCCTTGGATAGTGGGTTGAGTTCGAGGTGTGAACCTGTCCAGATATAATCTGTAATTCCTTGCTCATCGTAGTATTCTACAAAGGTTTTAATCTTCTTTACTCCGCTTTCGTAGACCGCTTGATTATAGACACGCACAAAGGCTGATAATTCCAAATGACGCTCGTCTTTCCAAAAAGGGATAATCTGTTCGCTCGGGATTTTAAACAGGCGTAGACGGCCGTTCTCATCGTAATAAGGCAAGCCATAAGCTATCCCTTTCATCACTGCTTCCTTACCGAGTGACTTAATCGTAGATAAAAGGTCCTCGTCAAACACACTATCTAAAAAGTCTTGTGATTTTTCTCCTTCAAGCGAGATTGTCGGCTGCTTAGAAAACAAATACCCGACCTTCTGGTCTACCAACTTCTTAAACAAACCCAATTCAATCCTTGAGTTCGTCCGCCAGTCAACATCTACTTTCTTATTTCGAATATCCGTGCGATTTCGATAGTAGTTGTAAGCTTCTTTCATTGTGCTTACTTTCTCAGAATTCTGGTGTTCTCTTATCTCAATCTCTAGTATTTCGTTTTGGGTTGTATTCTTAATCAACAACCGCCTGATTAACCATTTAAACCAATTACTCAACATTTCTCCTTCTCCTACCAGAATGATATTCCTGGCTGCCTCATATCGTCTTCAAACGCATATCTTGTAGCGTCGATTGTGTGGTCATTTACTTCTTCTAACTTGGGTTTGGGATTTCCATCACGGTCAACTGCATAGTCTGCGCTTTCGAATTCTCGTGCAATGTTTGGTGTGCGTTCTGGATCTATCACAATTGCATCCAAATCATCCAACCAGCGTTCTCCATACTCCCTACTGTCAGGACCTTTCTTAGCACCTTGAACAAGCGGAATATTCAGCTGCAGTTTTAACTCATCAATCGACTTAGGTTCTGCGCTATCACAGGTTATCATCTGAGATTGATAGCCTTTCTCACGGATTCTTTCAGCCAATTCACGGTTACTAATCTTCACGCCATAAATCTCATCGATAGCGTAGATAACTCGTTTCTTCTTGTCGTAATGCCATCTTACAAAAGCCAGAGGGTCATTAGCATATCCAAAGTCGTTACCTTGCCGAATGTTATCGAATCTTGCTATCTCCTCGTCTGTAATCTTGCGGAATACCAGATTTTCAAACGGTGCCACACCCGAACCGATAGCCTCGCCCAGATACTCCCAACGGTAACGCTTCTCAGAGCGCTCTCTCGTAGCCTCTGCTTCTTCTATAAAGGCTTGGGATATATATGGGTTATCCAAATAAGTCGAATGGTGTACGTGGGTGTTTGGAGGCTGTATAACGCTCTCGTATTTTTTATTTACCCAAGACTGTTTTCTTTTTGGTGGGTTGTAAGAGTAAAAGAACTTATAAAAAAGACCATCAGCCAATTCTCCACGTAAAAGGGAGTTGGTGATTGTCTTTACTTCATCTTCAGTTTTAAATTCAGCTAACTCCTCAATCCAGCCAATCGCAAACGGAAAGCGACTGTCTTTCAAGGATTTAATACGCTCTGGATCTTGTGCACCACGGAAGATAATATAATTCCCTCTTGGGATATAGGTTATTTTCAAAGGGGACTTATTAATCTTAAATAAATGACTAACCCCTTGCTCACTAATCGCCCATTTCAATTGTTCATAGACCGATTGTTCTAAGGTATTATCCGTCTTACGAATACATACCGCGTTGACTGGATAGCGCATAACCAGTTGAATGATAGTGTGGCCTAGGTCGCTGGATTTGCCAGAACCACGCCCACCCTTTTCAACCACATGTAAGATTTTAGGGTCAAATGCTGCACTCCACATAGAATAAAAAGCCTTTGGGATAAATTCGCTCATTCTACGCTTCATCGCCAACTCCTATATCATCAACAAATTGAACAGCCGAAGACATCTCGATTTCTTTTCTCTCTAAATAAGCCCCGTTCACTCTGAATATGTGGTCTAGAGACCGCTGTCTTTCTTCAATCGTTGGAGTAAATTCATAAGTCGTTTCCGACACCTTTACACCTTCTTCATTCTTTACAGTTTTTTTAGAATATCCTTGTTGAGTTTCCCCTCTAGCAATACTAGCAGAGATTGCCAAGGCTTCTACGATTGACATTGAACGTTCATCAAAAAGCTCCTCTGTACGTTTTTTAATGTATTCAGAAATGTCAACTTTTGTCAACAATCTCTGTCCTATAGACCTCGCTGTTTTATCAGAATACCCTGCTTTTATTGCAGATTGTGTTGCGTTTCTACTGATGATGTACTCATCAGCGAAGTGTTTCTGTTTATCGTTCATTTTCCATCACCACCTTTCGACAAAATAAAAAGCCACACGATGTGTGACCTTCTTGCAAGGCGACTACTACCTTGCGTGTTAATTAGAAATAAATTTCCTGATTTATTTTTTTGTAGTCATTAACGGCGATGTCCGGAATCGAACCGAAAAAAATACATAGGAGAGAAATCACTTACCTGTCACCGCCATGCGAGGCCGAAGCCTCGGAAATAAAATGAAAAATATAAGGAGTTATCAATCCAGCTTACCGCTTTTGCTGACAATACTATTTTATCATGTAAAATAAGCCATTTCCTAGCAATTTACTTGCAAGTGTCTCCCAAAAATTTACGAAAGACAATCAGTTTACCTTTTCGATAGGCTTCCGCAAATTCCAAAGCACCTCTACTAAGCATGCGGTAGAACTCACTTTCAGAATAACCTAAGTCCATATAGATAGCCTTGTCTGATAATTGGATTTTCATATCCATGTACTTCTTTGCTATAACCTGCCGAACGTATGGATCCATAATGCAGTTCACAGCTCTCTCAATTTCCAAAACCTCTGCCTCTGCATCCACATGTTCGATAACCATATTCTCAGTAGCTGTGTTCTTACCAGTAAATGTCTTTGGTTCAAATGAGTAGGTCGTTGTGATCTTAGGCAAATACTCAGCGCCTGCCATTCGGACGTACGAGCGATAACTCTCTAGAACGTCATAGACATTTCTCTTGGTGAATTGCACGTCAACTCTTTTTAATAACCTCACAACATCGCTCCTTTATGATATAATAGTTTTAAGGAATAATTCATAAAGAGGGTCAGCCGTGTGCTGGCTTTTTTTATATCTCAATTCCAAAGAATTGGCAGATGTCTTCTGCCTCACATTCGGAAATTTCCAAACCTCTCTCCCAACAACTTATGATTGTTGAAGAATACCCTAAATACTTCGCTAATTCTGTACGAGTAAGACCTTGCTCCAAACGTTTTTCTTTCAAAAGCGCATTAAGATTACCAATCTCACACTTCTTGAATAAGACATCTTTATCCAATCCTAATTCTTTTGACAGACGTTCTTTCTGACGATCACTTGGTATCAGACCTCGTTCCCAATTTGAAAATGTCCTTGGACTAATACCAAATCTCTTTGAAGCTTTTCTTAAAGATAGACCTTTACCAATTCTCCATAATCTAATCTGTTCTGAAAAAAAATTACTATTCTTCATCATCTACCTCGATCTTTATCACTTTCCTGCCATTCGGATATCTATTCCAATAAGATTTCCAAGAGTAATATTTTATTGACGCTTCACTTATCCCTGTTTCTTCGCTAATTTCCTCAAGTGTTCCTAAAGTCACGAACGTATCACCTTGATACAAAGCGTACTCACTCATGTTCCATCTCCTCGATAAGCCAGTCAAGATTCTTTCTGGCTTTCTTCAGGTCTTCAAGACCGTTCTTCTTCTGGTGTCGTAGTATGTACTTCAAGCTGTTACCTAGAAAAAAACCTTTTAGCTGTTCTGGTGTCATGAAATTTCTTAAAGCATCGATAGATTCCATGCCAAATCTTCCTTGGTAGTGGCTTGGTTTGTTTACGTTATCAATTATTTCTGGGTACATTTGATAGCCTCCAAAAGTTCTGTATTTTCGTAGACGTTGCCGATAATTTCACATTTCATGTAAGCTAAATAAAGAGGTTTCCATTCTGCTTTTCGTTTGTGTGGTTCATCTACGAATCTATAAATAAAACTTGCGTAAGAGCCGTGCCATCTTACAAGCGCTTTTCTGCCTCTGTAATCAAGGATATCCCCCTCAAAGATTTCCTTACCGTTTCTGTCAAACAATCCTGTTGATTGCATAAGTGTGATTTCATCAAACTCTACTGACATTTCTGTATATCTTTCAGTATCTCCCTGCTGACAGATATCCACGAACTTGCTATCGAACGAAATATTAGTAACATCACACATCCATTTTAACGACTTCATCCACACTCTAAATTTCGGCATCATGCAAATCCTCCTCTTTGACAAACGTACCGTCAATCCATTTACCTTTGCGGTCTTTGATTTCTTGGTATGCCAGTTCAAAACATTCTTCGAAGTTATAACCAAGGGCATTGCTGATTATCCTTAAATAGCGGACTGCATACACCAGATTATATCTGCAAATTTTCTTGTCTACTAAATCTTGCGATAACTGAAACTCACTAATGTGAACATTCAAAGATTTAAAACACTCCATAACTTCTTCTTCTCTGAAGCTTTCAGAATCCTTGAATATTTCTTGCACATCCTCTTTTATCAGCAAGGCCAGGCCGACAATCACAACCGCACAGTCTCCGATACTATCTTTGGTCAGCTTCTCATTCTTCTTGAGATAGCCAGCACATAACTCACCGAACTCCTCACTGAGTTTTAGTGACTGCTTGTCTAGTCGTCCACCGTTTTCAAGGTCACGGTCTATAAACCATTGTTTGACTTTTTCTATTGTGTTCATGATAACTCCTTTGCTATCGCTGCTACGACATTGACTGTCACGCTATTTCCTGCTTGTTTATATAATTGACTGTTAGAGTTGACCTCTTGCGCTTTGTCAAAAGCCCAGTCTGGAAATCCTTGCAATCTCCAACACTCACGAGGTGTTAGCTTTCTAATTCTAAAATCAGGCTCAATTACTCCTTGACTTTCTCCAGTCAAGAGGGTATTGGCTACTTGCTTCCCAACTCGTCCTCGTCTTGTTTTAGAGTTTGGGTGTGATAAGTTCACACTATCCCCAACCTCTGCATAACCTTTAGATGTTGCTTCTTTCACTCTGATTTTAGGTTCAAGACCTCCACCTTGATAGGCTCGGATTGTTGGTGCGATGCCGTCTGTTTCGTAAACCACTCCACATTGATTAAAATTGGGTTGCAGAATTCCAAACTGTTTTATAGCGACCTGCTTAGGCTCTTTGTAATCTGTTGCGGTTAAAGTTCCCACTACACCACCTGAACCATAGACCACGCTTCTAGTTCCTTTCCTTGTGCCACTCGGATTTTTAGTATTGCCTATAATTTCTATTTTTGGTGGTTGATGATCAGATTGTTCACTTTCTCCGCTGATAGGAAAAACGCTTCTGGTACATTCTCCTCTAAGATGTCCGATAATGAACACACGCTCCCGATTTTGGGGGACTCCAAAATTCTTGCTGTTAAGCACTTGCCATTCCACGTTGTACCCCAGTTCATCCAACGCTGAGAGGATGACCTCAAAGGTATTTCCTCTGTCGTGGTTGAGGAGTCCCTTGACGTTTTCAAGGAATAGATATCTGGGTCTGAGAACAGATGCGAACCTACAGATTTCAAAGAACAAAGTTCCTCGTGTATCTTCAAAACCTCGTCTGTTTCCTGCAATTGAGAAAGCTTGGCACGGAAATCCTCCACAGATAACGTCCACACTTCCGAATCTTCGAATAGACTCATCTGTGACTCTTGTAATGTCATGTAATTCAATTTCTCCTTCTGTGTTATGTATCGCTTTATAACTGGCTCTAGCGTATTTGTCTATTTCACAAAATCCAACGCATTCATGCCCAGCGGACTCCATACCAAGACGAAATCCGCCAATTCCTGCGAATAAATCCAAGAATTTCACAACAAAACCTCATCTCCAACTTTCACTTTATCATACACGTCCTTCGTAACTACGAAAATACCGCAATCACGAATTGTCAGCGTGTATAGTTTGCCGTGTCGTCCTTTCTCGACGACTTTGCCATGGATTTCAGCGCCTGCGTTATCTGCCTTATAGATAACCATCGGGCGCTTTTCTTCTAGTTTTTTAATATGGACACTCTGCCAGATATTCAATCCAGCAGATAGCAGAATCCAGATTGCTATGAATCGTTTCAATCTGTTACCTCCTCGATAGTGAATTTAATTCGATGACTTCCAATGTTGAAAAAATTATCAACAGCTATTTTTCTTTCACTTGATACAATTTTCATTGCAGCTTCCATCACTTTTTTGCCAAATAAAAATTGATTTTCATAAAAACGTTTTTGAACTTCATCTAATTTTTGGTAAGGTGAAAGATAGTTTTGTTCAACCGCCATTTCTTCTTCAAATCTCCTCTTTTCATCATCAGGAGAAAGGGAATGATTGTAGATTTCTGGAAAGTTAAGCTCTTTTAACTTTTCTAACCCTCTCATCATCTCTGAATAAGCATTTCTTTCTTTTGCGTGTTTCTTATAATTTACAACGCCTGGTTGTTGTTTAGCTAAAAATTTAATTTCTGCATTGGAAAGATTGTACTTGATACACATCTGGACATCTATCCAAAAAACATCTGCGTCTCCTCTATGCCAATTAAAATCATTTCTTTCTAAATCTAATAGCAAATCAACGACTTCTTGGCCACGGCTGCTTTCTATCAATTCGTTGTCAACAGGCTTAGTTGCCATAACCTCGGCAATCCAGTCTAGCCAAACACTGTCTTCCATCACTCCACCTCCTCAATCTCAACACCTGGGCAATCGAACACCCAGCCAAAGCCAGCTTCTTCTAGTTCTTTTTTTGTAAAACTTTCTTTGTATGCTAAAGAGAAAAATATTTTCCCAGTTCCATCTTTAGCAATGTAGTGTTTTGTCGCTTTAATCTTAACCAGATACCGCTTCTCCTCCTCGACCTCGTAGCCGAAAATCCAAGCTAATGCGAATGTTTCTTGGTTTTCTGCCCATTGCATCCACTTTTTAATCTCGAAATTTTCTTCAAAGATACTCATTGCTCCAAATAGAGAACGCCCTATATTTTTTGAATGAGTTATCCAATCCGCCACAAACTGCGGAACTTTGACTGGTTGCGGTTCGTCTAGTTGTTTCAAATCTTCTAGAAAAATTTGACGAGCTAATTCTGCTCTTTTAGCATTCCACTTTCCCTCATAGCTTTTGTATTTCTCAATTAATTCCTTAACATTCATCTTCCAACTCCTTTATTCTCTTCTTCAATTCTTTATTCTTTTTCTTCAACAAATCACGCTCCAGCGCTCTAATCCGTCTCTTGCGTGCATCGCACGGCTTCGAATACTCGATTATCTTCTCTTCGTTTTGCTCGATTGTGCGTTTCAGTCCGTCGATTACTGTCTGTTTGCTGTATTCCATGGTTTATCCTGCTTGTTTTTCTAGCCAGTTAAAGAGCAATCCGAACTGCTCTGTCACTAGTTCATCATCATTGTATTGCTTACAAATTTCGCTAATCGACGACACTGCCCATAGCCAATAAGTGTCGGAAGCAAAACCGACTTCTTGGCTCTTCTGATTGCTGCGCGCCATCCATTCTGGAATTTGTCTGCTAAAGAAATCAATGTAGTCAATTCTCATGGCAATTCCTCAATCTTGATATAGATCCCAACTGTGTCAGCCCAGAACTTCTCAGCAATCTCACTGGCCACTTGAGCATCATCTTGCCAATATCCCAGCTTCGTCATGCAATCCTTGAGCAACTTCTGAAGATTGTCTGTATCTGGCTTCGTGGTCTTGTACTGACCATCGTAGCTTTTTTTGATACGAGGGAAACACCACTTAACCGTCAGACGAATAGCTCCTTTAAATTTATCAGGAGGAACATACTGGGCGAGCAAGCTCTCAAATTTCGCCCTAGCATTTTTCAGTTCCTCTGGCTCATAAAAGATTGGCTTACCAAATCTCGTGTTTACCTTTTTTTGTTGGTGAGTTGTTGTCGGGATTTTTTCCATCGGCAAAAAGAATTCAATTACCATTTTTATAAATGCACTCCTTTTCTTTTTTATACGCGCCTAAGTTCAGAGTGAAGGACAGGGTTACAGGGTTACAGGGGGCGTAGCTCAATCGCCCCTGTTCCTGTACCTGTTCTTCTGAACTCTCAGGGACATTTCCTAAATTCTTCTTCTCGAAGAGAGAAGAATTCTGTCCCTAGCTTTGTCCCTAGGTTTCTCGGGTTTGTCCCTAGAGCTAAAAACCCGCATGGTTGTGCGTTTTCTCAGGGACATTCTCGGGTTTGTCTTTGTCCCTAGAGACACTCCAGAGACACAGGGACACTCTCGGGTTTGTCTCTGAGAGTCAAGGACATTCCCGAGGGACACTCTCGGGTTTGTCTGTCGGGTTTGTCCTTGTCCCTAGCTTTGTCCCTAGCTCTTCTTTGGGTGTAATTTGATTGTTTTTCACTTCAAAATCATCTCTATTTTTGACCCATCTTCTGATAGTTTTTTCGCTAACAGGTTTGTCTTCTGTTGAAAAATATTCCACCATTTCACTCAACTCAACCGGATTGATTCCGTCGAATAATGCATCCATAGCAGTAGTAAATCTCTCGTCAGCAGATTTCTTTTTCTTCTCATTTCCCTTTTTACTATCTAGATTCTTTTTCCAATTTGGCGTAGTATCTTCTAATTGGATATCTGCCAACACGCCTGATTCATCGAGCGCATGCACTGGATAGCTAAACCACATGTTCACTGGCTTGAACTTAGCAAACTCTCGAAGCGTACCTTCCACACGCCATGCAGTTGCTATCTGAATCTTGTTGCGAGCTTCTTCTAGCTTATCTACGTACAGAGCCCGAGCCATGACATCAGGAATGCCTTTCTCGAAGTGCGTCCGCATTTGCGCAGGGCTCAAGAGGTCATCTAAGCCTACATTTTGCTGGTAATAGGCATTGTTTCGCTCCTGCAAAGCCTGTTTGTATACTTCGCACGCTGCTTGGTTCATCCTCTGAGTAAGTAATTCCTCTGATACTTCCAGCTCGACCAAATCGATAAGCGCATCAGGATCTCGAGCGAATACACCCGAACCACTAGCGCGGTCCATGGACTTCTTGCCACCTTGCGAACCTTTTGAGTGGTGGTGGCAGTAGATAACGCTAGAGCCCAACTCTGTGGCCACTTTATCAAATTGATTCGTAAAATGTGCCATCTGGTCTGCGCTGTTCTCGTCTCCAGTCAGGACCTTGTAAATCGGGTCAATGATAACTGCGATGTAATTCTTCTTCAAAGCTCGACGAATAAGTTTGGGCGCTAGCTTGTCCATCGGTACAGTCTTCCCACGAAGATTCCAGATATCGATATTCTGGATGCTTTTAGGTGGTAATCCCATAGCTTGATAAACGTCACGGAAGCGATGTAAGGCAGACGGACGGTCTAGCTCTAGATTGACGTATAATACACGCCCCTGAGTACAATCCCAGCCGAGCCATTTTTTGCCTTCAGCAATTGCAATCGACATCTCGATTAATGCGAATGACTTGCCGGCCTTAGACGGTCCAGCAATCAGCATCTTATGGCCTTGACGAAGGACACCTTTTATCAACTCAGGAGCTAACTCTGGCAAGTTATCCCAACTATCGGCCAATCCTTCAGGATCTGGTAAATCATCGTTCAAATCTTCGATATACTGATACCATTCATCCCAATCGGTCTTACCGATGTTAGTATCTACTAAGAATTGCTTCTGTCCATTACGGATGAACCCAGGCATACGAGATAGTCTACTTGGATTTCGATTCTGTGTATCGACGATAATGCCGTTCTTTTGACAAATCTTATAAAGATAATCAACCCTATTACGGTATTCTTCGTAATTCTTGGCATCTACTTTGACGATGGCATGTAGTGACTTGTTTCCGCTATGCACCAAGGCAACAATCGGTAATTCAAGTTCTTTGTATATGGCATTCTGTTTATCGATTGGCATACTGTCGGATTCGACCAGGGCATATCTGAAATCTGTCACGTTTTCATTTTTTGCGCCTTTCCCGTCCATTGGATTGAATCGAACCCATGCGCCGGCTTCTTCGTGATAATCACCTAGCACTGCACCGATATCGCCATTACATCTACTAAGTTCTTCAATCAATTGCCCAGCAGTCCGGTCATAAGCCCCCTTAGTTGGCAGCCATTTGACAATCTCGCCTGTTTCATCGTCAGTCTTTGGATAGCATTCAGTAACGTACCCAACATTTTCGCTAGCTTCAAAGAGCGTTTCAAGGTATTTGATAATTTCCTGAACCGGATTCCAAATAGTTGGCTCATGGATTTCCTTACCTTCAATCCAATCTTTGTTAATCACACGATAATCACGGTCTATTGTATCGGTCCAGCCTAACTCATGCGCATTTTCGCTATCGTAGCTGGATTGCGACACCCAGCCATTTTCTTTAGCAAGTTGGGTAATCGTCGCACCCGTCACGATAGTTCCTGCTTGTTCGTTGAAAGTATCCCATTTCTTGAAGCACTCAAATTTCTTGTATCGACTATCATTTTGTGACCAGTTATCCCAGTCGGATGCTGTATATCCTTCATGTTTAAGAGCCATACCGACATTGACCCACGTCTGATAATCTACCGTGGCAGGATTGATGTAATCCAGCAACGGCAACAAATTAAAATCATTCTCTGCCACTATCTCCTCCTTCTTAATTTAGTACATATTCAGCTGGTCGCACGCTTGTCGGAACTCTCCAACCATTAGCCGCTATGCGATTAATCATATTTTTAGCTTCTTCGAACGGCCACATTCCCACATCTTTGAAACCGTATCTTTCAAGTAATCGGATTTGCTTAGGTGTTGTTAAGCCTTCTTGTTGTCTTTTGTTAAGTCTATCTAGTAATAGATTCGCTTTACCTGCGTTTCCAATCTCATCAGTAAAGATGCCGTATTTCTCAAGAGCTTTAATTTGCTTATCACTAGCAGGTGCCATCTCCCATCCAAAATTAGGTACGTAGTTTGATAAATCTTCAGCATGGATAGACATTTCGAATTGCAACGGATCTACTAGTTTGCGTTTACGCTTACGCATTTCTTCCAATTGTTTGGCCAAAGCCTCTTCACGCTGTGCGACGACATCCTCAGTTGCCTTGACTTCCATATCTTCGAGGTCAAGCATTACACCAGTTTGCTCTTCCATGTTCTCAACCATTTTCTGAGCGACTTCTGGAGTCTCACATATTAAATGAGCTGGACGGCATAGCTCGTGGCGTTCTGTATGCCAGAGGAAGTCTAGCAAGAGTAATTCTTCCTTCCCTGGATGCAAGCGAGTCCCACGTCCCACCATTTGAGAATAGAGCGCTCGCACTTTGGTAGGCCTTAGCACAACTACGCAATCTACCGATGGACAATCCCAGCCCTCAGTCAATAACATCGAATTACAAAGCACGTTGTAGCGGTCTTTCTCAAAGTCTTCTAAAACCTCCGCACGATCCTTGGACTCTCCATTGACTTCAGCAGCACGAAATCCTTTTGCGTTTAGGATATCGCGAAACTTCTGCGAGGTCTTTACCAGTGGCAAGAATACAACTGTTTTGCGGTCAGCGCATTGCTTGACCATTTCGTCCGCTATCTGTTCCAGATATGGATCTAATGCTGTTCCGACGTCGCTCGCTTTGAAATCGCCTGCCGACATGCTCACATTTGATAAATCCAAACTTAGCGGAATTGTCAAAGCCTTGATTTTAGATAAGTAGCCTTCTTTGATAGCTTGTACCAACGAATATTCATAAGCGAGGCTATCGAAGTAAGAACCAAGGTTTTTCATATCTCCACGGTCTGGTGTGGCAGTAACCCCTAATACATCCGACATTTCAAAATAGCCAAGAACACGCTGATATCCATCTGAAATGGCGTGATGGGCTTCGTCGACTACAATTGTATCGAACCAATCGGGAGGAAATTGACTAAGTCGTTTCTCTCTCTGCATAGTCTGAACCGAACCGACGACGACCCGATACCAAGAACCAATAGAAGTATTCTCCGCTTTCTCTAAAGCCGTACCAAGTCCTGTTGCAGTCTTGAGCTTATCGCTAGCCTGCTCCAAAAGCTCTGACCTATGAGCAAGGACAAGCACACGCTTGCCCTCTCTCACTTGGTCTTCAATGATTTTTGAAAACACAATCGTCTTTCCGCATCCTGTTGGCAATACTAAGAGCGTGCGCTTGCGACCTTTAGCCCATTCAGCTTGAACAGCTTCCCGCGCTTCCTGTTGATAAGGTCTTAATTGCATGCCTTACCTCCTAGAATTGCCCAACTTGGTATCCAGCTTGTGGCTGTTGCGGTTGTTGCGGTTGCTGATAGCTTGCTTGTGTAGTTTGTCCTGGTTGCTGATTCAACACTTTTGTGTAATCAACATCTTCAGGATAGAGCATAGATTTGACTTCGTTATAATTATTTTCCTTGTACTGTCGAGTTCCGACTTTACATACACCAGTTGCGCCTATGATGGTATTCCAGTTCATGCGAAGTGGTTCGCCTTTTTTCTTTTGGCCAATTGCAGCAAAGAAAGCAGATAGCATTCCTTCAGTTGAGCTGTGCAGGAATAGATTGTGACGCAATTCGGTTTCGCCTTCGTTAGCTACAATCTTGATGCTGACGATAGCCTTGTTACACGCTGGCAATTTTCCGGGATTTTGCGGATTCGGCGTGTGTCGTGTGCGTTCCATACCGATTACTGTAAAGTGGTATAAACCATCAGGTAATAGGACGTATTCCGAATCTTTTTCAATCGTATCTTCCCATCCAAATTCGCGTTCAAAGTTGTTGTATTGTTGTTGTGTCATGTTGTTTTTCTCCTTATGCTAAAATTGTGATTTTATCGTTGTTTGCAAGTTCTGTTTTTAAATAATCTGAGATGTTTTTAACAGCATCTAATTTCCATTTGCCCCCATCCGCTTCAAAGAGAGCTAGATTCGCTGATTTGTTAACTCTGAATACAAACTGACTTGCTGGTTGTTCTACTTCATTAAAGGTACGATATGGTCGTAAGGTTACTGGATTTGGAGTCTTAGCCTGTGCTAGACTTGCTACACCATCACGAACAGTCACCGTTTGTGTAACGCCGTTATCTTGAGCCTCTGCCCCTTTTTCGATTTTTAAGTGACTAGCAAAATCTAAAACTAGATTGCGGTCTGCATCATTGATAAACATAGATTGCAACATAATATTAAACTCTTCCTGATTACACCAATTACCAAAAGGGATAAATGGAACAGATGCCTTCACAGATACAAGTTGAGGACGTTTGCCATATTCAACATCCACTTGATCATACACAGAAACTTTTTGATAACTTTCTACCACCACTACAAGTCTATGACCACCGATAAAGTCGTTATCTGATTTGAGATAATCCACTAAACTTTTGAGCGTTTGAAGTTCAAGAGTCGGCGCATATTTGCGGGGGCTAAGTTCTCTGAAGTCATGCTTATTGATGTCAAAATATTCCTTCCCACTTGATGAAGAAATAATTTTATTTTCTTTATCTGCTAACTCAACTGCATAAGATAATGCTGCTTTGAGATTTTCTGTCATGGTTAGTTACCTGCTTTCTTTTTGTTGTAATCAATAATATTTGTATTTTGTTGTTCGACTTTTTCGATGAGTTCCCCAGTATCTGTTCTCATATCACCATTGTCATCAAAGTAAGTTTGCCCAGGGATACCACTTTTAAGTTCATTAGCGTGGATTTTACCAGCATCATCACGACCAACAATGACAGTTGTTGCAACACCTTTCTGCGGTGCCAAAGTAGATTTTACTTCCATGCCTGTCTTAACAACTGTACGTTCATCATCTGTTGACATCGTTAGTGTGATAGTAACCTTACGAGTTGCCTTAGCTTCCGTATTTGGATCCAGGATGTTATCAAGGACTTTTTCTAACTCTTTATCAACCTTCTCTTGTAAGGCTGTATTGGCGATTTTTGATAAATCGATTTTAATAGTTTTATCTTTCATAGATACCTCTTGTTATACCTTGCTATGATTTCTAATTCCCAAAATCTACACCGTGAAGGGTAATTCTGGTTCTTTTCTAACTTGATTTTCAATAACTTCCAGAGTTGCTTGCCAGTGTGCCACAATCATATCCCAATAATCAGGAGGGAAGTTTTCAATCGGTGTCCCTAGCGGGAAGTGCCCGCGAATGTAAGCGACTTCTTGAAGTTCTTCTTCCGTCACGTCACCTTGCGTCATGAGGTCTGTCAAACTCTTTGGCAAGTTCGTGTGATATTGTGTAGGCGTTGTCTGTGGTGTGCCAGGAGCTTCATTTTGTGGTTTTTCAGCTACCTGTGACATATCGAGAGGCAATTCTTCTTGAACTTGTTCAGGGGCTTGCTGTGTGGCCTGCTGAGGTTCTGGAGTGACTGTCTGAGGTTGCGATGGAATAGGTTGAGTTTGTTGACTTGCAAAGATATGAGCGATTCCAGCGTAATGAAATGGCATTTTGTCAGGTAATCCATGTCGGTTCTTGGCATCCCACGCTGGCCGATGGTTGGTATACATCACACGCTCACCGCCCTGCGCTTTCTTCTTACCGTTATCAGTCGTCATGACCAAGGTCTTGTAATTGGCAAATAGAACCATGTCTGCCCATTCTTTTACGAGTGGAGCTGTCTTAGATCCTGTCTTTTGGCCAAGTTTCAATTCGTATCGGTCGTAAGAACCCATCTCGTCCGGCTGTTCAAACTTCTTGATTTGAGCGTGTGCAGTCAATACCACGTTGATCCCCATATCAACCAAATCAGACAAGCTATTCAAGAAACGTCCCATTTCTTCTTGGACATAGGTGTAGCCTTTGCCCCAGCCAAAATCCTCAATCCCTTGCTTACCATGTTGCGAACAGATGTAATTAACTGCCAAAGCTTCAGCCCAATCGATCGTATCAATGACGAGTGTCCCACACTCAGTCGGATTCGCCTTAATAAAAGCAATCTCATTGATCAGCATGGTCCAGCTAGTCGGCTTGTCGAGTCGTGCCACATCCATGTTATCTGTCGAACCTTCCGTATCGATGAAGACCGCATTTGGGAATTCAGCAGCAAACGTGGACTTGCCAATTCCTTCCGGACCGTAGATAACTATCTTTTGAGCTCGTGCCCGTTTTCCTCTTGTGATTTGCATGTTTTAAAAACCTCCTTGCCATGTTGGTGCGACTGTTTCGGCGTGTCCTTGCTGAGCAGAACTTTCAAACTTCACTGGTTTAACGCTATACCCGTCTTCAATCAGAATGCTACACTCATCTCCCGTTGAAACCCTAGTTGCAATAGCTTGCAAACCTTCTTGCTCAAGCCACGCGCCAAATTCCTGCAAAGTCAGCTGATCCATTTGTTCCAGCTTGTCAATCAACACAAAGCCACATTCTGGCTTCAATTTACGCACGATTGCAGTCGCAACTTGTAATTGCTGGCTACCAGACATGTTATCCCAGCGCTGGCCAAGATAGAGCAGTTCGCCATCATCCACGGATAAGCCCGGCAACGGTAAATCTGCGTTTGTAAGCAAGTCTGTCTTCTGTTTGCGAATTTCAGCAATCACATTATCAAGTTCTTTGTATTGTTCTCGGTAGCCCTTGGCATCTTCTTCTGCTTTATCCTTGTCCAGATTAGCACGTACTTTACGATTGATTTCATCAATCTCTGCGATGTTGTTTTCAATCTCCTCAGTTGATTCATCGAGAAGATCCATAGCATCGGTATTCGCTATAGCCAAGTCTTGAGCTAACTGACTTTCTTTTTCTTTGGCATCGGCCAGCAATTGCTTCAATCGTTCAACCTCTGCAGTTGCTGAAGCATGTTGATTTTGGATAGATACCAAGTTCTGACGTTTGCGAGTATTCTCGCCATTCTTAGCGAGGATAGCCTGTTGTTGTTGAATAAGTTCAGAGATAGATACTAACTCTTTCGGTGCGTCAGGATAGTAAGGTTGTTCTTTAGCGAACTTCTCCTTCTGGTCAGCAATTACACCAATCGCGTGGCGTTCATCGTATTTGGTTTTCTCCTGCATTTCCAGTTCAGCTAATTGCGGACCAACTCCGATGATTTGTAACAGAGTTTTAGCCTTTTCTTTGCTGGTCTGCTCCATGAATTTTGGTAAGTTGATAGCCAGTTCTTCCACAAAGCTATCCAGCAAGTTTTGACCAGCCTTATTGCCGCTTGGGTCAATCACTTTGAGAGTGCTGTTCTTACCACTGCGCTCTACAATCAAGCCATTTGATAGCGTGATTTTTAAGCTAGGCGGAATTGTACTACCTTCTCGGTGTGCTTGACTAGGCTTGTACTTGTTACCACCCAACGCCCAAGCAATCGCGTCCAGCACGCTTGTTTTCCCCTGGTTGTTATTTCCACCTACGATTGTCAATCCAGTCGCTGACGGCTCTAATTTGACTGCTTTAACACGTTTGACGTTTTCAATTTCTAGTTTATTGATTGTCACCATCTTCTACTCCTTAACTAGCCCTACAGGCGGTTGCACGTCGTACGTAAATTGCTTATCTGAATTTCTCATATTCATCCGCGCGACATTGTTTGCCATCAGCTGGCGCTCTTTTTGTTTCATTTCAACGTGGTCATCTAGTTTATTTACTAGAGACCAGAGCGCGATTCCGAAGATTGTCACAAAATAAAGGTATTCCATCATTTTACGTTCTCCTTTTCTTTGTAGATTGCTACGATTTTTTCAAGATCAGCTATATGCTGATTTGCTTGTTGGTATTTTTCTTGAAGGTCAATCAATGCTCTGTTTAAATCCAAAGCTACGATTCTCCAGTCAGTATTTATTTCTTTTTCCAACCAGTTTTTTATTTTTGTTAAAAAGTTCATCCGACTGACCTCATTTTCTTGCTTTTTACCATTTCTTTCTTCCAAGTTTGAGTTCCACGATATTGCAGATATTCGTCAAAACCTTTGATTGTGACGAGCTGGCCATCATTCCTAAGATGCTTCTGTTGGCTAGGCAACTTCTTCATCTCACGTCTCATATCTCCCGCTTGTCGCTTTGAGCATCCAAAGATGTGTTCTAATTCTTCATCATTAGCAGAGACTTTTTCAATAATCACATCTTTAATTCTTACAATTTCAACTGCTTCCATTTTTGCTCCTTTCGTGTTATAATTCAGTTAGTTATTTTTGATAAGCGCCTGACTTTGTTAGGTGCTTTTTTTGTGCTACTCAATCCCGTAATCTTCAATAACCTGAAGAATGAAACTATTCGCTCGTGGTCCCTTCGTCGTCCCACTTAGGATGTTTGTTACTTCCTGTCGTTTAAAGCCATAAGCAACCGCTAGAGTTGTTTTTTTAATACCCTTGTCTTTCAAAAAAGCATTGACTTTCTCACGACCATTTGTGATATCTGGCATATGCGTTCCTCCCTCTTTACTTATTTGTAAACAAGAAACAACTAAAAATTTAACTTTTTTCTAGTTTTCTATTGACTTTTTACAATCTATTGTTTAGAATAAAGGCATAAGAAAAAACACTAATAAAACTATAAATACCGTTCGCCAAAACATTTTTATAATTTATTTCTTAGTTGTTTTTTTAGTTGTAACTTACTTACAAAAACTATTGTAAACTATTGATTGTGTTTTGTCAACAACTTTACACACAAAAGTTTAAATATTTTTTGTCATGTCTTAGAAAGGCTGATAAATCAATGTTTTCTTTGTTTGAAAAAATTAAAGAACTCTGCCAAAAACGAGGAATTTCTATAAATTCCCTCGAAGAAACACTTGGATATAGCAGAAATACAATCTATAGCATGAAAAGTAAAAAACCAAATGCTGAAAGATTACAAGAAATCGCTGACTACTTCAACGTATCCACCGACTACTTACTTGGTCGTACAGATAACCCGGCTATAGCTAGGGATCCAAAAGAGTACACATGGCAAGGTAAGACTCTGAATGTAGAAGAAATGGCGTCCAACGTCATGATGTTCGGTGGTCGAGAATTAACAGACGAAAAGAAGAAAATCATCCAGTCTA